AATGAATGCTCCTCGTATCTTGAGTGACTTCTCGATAGCGTTGAACTCACTGTCCTCTACTTTAGGTGTAAGGTTGAACACACCACCATCACTTAGGTAGTAGACGGCTGTATCTGTCCTGACTAGACACTTAGGGTTAACAAGTCCTACGTTTGAGATGTAGGTTACAAGTTTACGGGTAGACGTTAACGGCTGGTCGCCACCACTTACACGATAGACACTGCGTCTTGTGAGTGTGAACAGTGAATTATTCCATTCCACCATACCTACGATGTAATCTGCTGAATCACCACCACTGATGATGATGTCTAACGGGTCACTAGGTAGGTTGTCTAGGTCATCGGTTATCTGGAAGTAGTTGTAGCGCTCTTGACCTTCACCTACACCACTTAACACAACACGAGACTTATCGACTGATACACCACTTAGACACAATCTGCCTTGGTAGACACATCCTGTAGAAGGGTACGAGTGAACACTTGTGTTGTATGACGCAAATTGTCCGATACCGTAGCATCTGACATACGCACCACTTCTGAATGAGGATTCCTCTAGTTCTACTTGTAGTCCGTTTACTCTAGGGTTTACCACGTTTGTCATGGTTACGATGTCTACAGCTCCTACACCCATTGGCACACAAGATGAGAAGCCAAGATACTTAGCCTGTTGAGTCCCTAACGTGTTAACTGCGAGGACGCTATCGAAGGTGTGGTAGTTCTGTAGGTACCCTGTGGTCAGTGTGTTAGTGAACGACTGAGGTAATACTCTATCGTTTACCGTGACACGCAACTGGTTACATTGGATGCCCACACCACCAAGAAAGCGTAACTCTCTAAAGCGTAACATCTTCACCGATTCAGAAGGTTGTGGTAAAGGAGTACGAGTTGCACCAAATGTAATAAAGAACAACGACTGGTTGATGAAGTTGTTAGTTCCTGGTACATACACGCTACCATCACTAAGGTTGTATTGGTCTGCTGTTGTAGGTTGTACGTTGAAGGTGTACGCATCTGCTGTAGATGAGGTCTTACTCAGTAGCTGGACTAGTGATTCTTCCCCTGCTATGATGTCACTCCTTAATGGTGCTGGAACCGCGATGTTATTATCGTTAGATGTTACGTTGAATCTGCTGATTGTGTCGTAGAACCTGTCACCTTGCCACTTGATAGACTCTGCCCACCATGCCCACCTAAATCCTACGATGTCAACTACTAGATTCTCACTAGCAAGTGTAGTAAACGGTAAGTTAAACGTTGTTACCTTGGTGCTGCTATTGTAGGTGTACGTTAGTGTGTACAAGGTCTTGACACCTGACCCTCTTGTGATGTAGACTAGGTCTGTGAATGTTGCAGTAGTGACACTTGAGTTATCCCCACTGAACTTCGAGGTGGTGACTTGTATTGTTGTAGCAGGGGTAACCGTTGTGATGTTATATCTACCTTCGACGATGTATACTTCTACAGGTGGGTTGTCTGCGTTGAGTCCTAACACTCGTGAGTATGTGTCAGGTAACTGTACCCAATTAGATGGAGTCCGGTTTAGCATTAGAGGAGCATACACACTTGTCCACTCTCTCACCTTAGTCATAGCATCGTTGTTACGATTATAGACCTGTAGGTTGGTGTTTGATGAGCACACTAGGAATTCATACCCTAGGACACTTGTAAGGGGTGTAGCGCTGTCTACTGCTGTCTCAGATGTGATTAGTAACTTACTACCTAGACGTTTAAGGAGTGAGCCATCTAGTCCTGTGTTGACGTTAAGGAGTTGTGTAGCGTCCGTGTAAGGAGTGTTGAGTCTGTTAGCGGTTGTGTTTAATCCACCAAAGTTATAACTCTGGATACTGCTATCGTTAGTCTCACCTTCACGTTGAAATGATTGAGCCATGATTGTTACTTGCTCCCTTTGTAGATACTCAGACGTTTAGTAGGTGCCTTGCGTTCATAGTTACGATACTGTTGTACGAGTTGTTCTAGCTCTTGTTGAAAGTAACTAGCAGCTTGTGCATCGTCCAGATAACGAATACACATTAGGTAACTAGCTTTCTTCTCAATGAGTGTGATGTAACGTTGGGGCACGTTAAAGAACACGTTGTTATCCTCAGTAGGGTACAAGATAGGTTCTTGCACATAGAATACTATTCGGTTGCGTGCTACGTTATCATCAGGGTAGCGAGTGAACCTTACACCACCTTCGACGAGTGTGTAGTAAGTAGCTTCATCAGATGTACCGGAGTATGGTTTGATAGGCATTTTATCAAATGTCATCTCTGGAACGTACACTAGCTCCTTATAACCGTTTGTGGTGTCTCCTACTTGTACACCGTGGATGCGTTGATAGGTATCTAGCTTAGCAAGGTTGACTACCCAGCTATTAGCTACCACTTTCTTCTGTAACCAGTCCCATGTGTGTAACGTCTCGACATCAATACACGCTTGACGAATACAGTCCTTTACCCTGTCTCCTTGTGTGTTATTAAGTGTGAGTATTGAACGTTCTCCGATTGACCTGTAGACGACATTAGCCACGTCTAACAGTGTGGATGTTGAACTTGCCATGTGTGTGTTGTTCCTGATTTGTGTGTGGATACAAAAAGACCTCCCAAGATATACCCCTCTGTGGTTTAGCAGGGGTAAGCTACTAGACATAAGGTGATATAAAATGGAAGGTCAGAAGTTATAGGGATTAGATACCGCTAGTGTGGATGACAACCGCGTTATCAGGACGCCATACCTTAGAACCGTACACTTGAGAAGTTACAAATGCATCAGCAAGGTAGAGGGCCTCACGAGAGGATTCACTCTTAACGGACTGTTGAACACCACATGCAATCCACTCAGGGTTACAAGCGATAGCCGTCGCCCATTGGTTCACACCACCGAACAAGCCAAGCGTTTGACCAGCATCAGCAGCAGTTGCACCAGCTCCACTAAACACAGGAAGGCCAAGGAAGCCAGCGTTAGTCTGAGCATCAAGGTCAGCAGCAGCAGTAGTAGTACGACCGTTAGTAACACCGTGTTGGTCAGGAAGGTAAGGAGAACCTAGCACACCAGGAGTAGGTTGCAAGATACCGTCACGACCGTTACGATAACCCAGGAGAGAGTTAACACCCAATTGAGTGGACATCTCAACAGTAAAGTCAAGGATAGAACCTACCTTACCGCTGCTAACAGGTGAACCACCGCCGTTGAAGTCAACACTGATGAAGAAGTTAATGCTCAACAAGTCGATGTACTGAGCAGGACTCACGTACAACACACGACCTTCACTAGGAACATCAGCTTCATCAAGTTTCTGTTTAGCGAGTAGAATGGATGCATACGTCAAAGGAGCAGGTGTACCAGTCCAGTGAGCGTTAATCGTACCATCACCAACCAAATCAGTAGTACCGTTGTTGTAGCTAACAAGACGTTGGCTATCATACGAGTTAATGACTGCACGATGACCAAGGATAAAGTTATCCATGTCACGAGCCATTGCGTACCCTGCTTCACGGGTGTACTCAGAACGTAAGTTGTACTGCGATTGAATGTTAACGATGTCTTCAATCATAAAAGAACTCTCACGGTAACGGGTGATGTTAAACACGAACTCACCATCATTACGAGCTTGAAGCGTCACAGGAGTTTGTGGCAACTTATCGTAGGTAGCAGCACGAGAGATGTTAGGGATGTGAATCGTGTCACCTTTCTTACCCTCAAAGGGGATTTTCTTGACACCATTAGACATCATGAAACGTTGGTCACGATAGCGCTTTACTTCGCCCGCCCACACTTCAGGAATAAAAGTTTGTACCGACGCTAAATCTAACGCGGTACCGTTGTAACCTTGTAACGACATAATTGATTACCTCATCAATCTTCACAGTTTGTTCGTATCCAGCTTATCGTTTGACCCGCCCTTGAGCGTAGGCCAACATGATAGCGTCAGCATTTTGACTGTAGGTAGCAGCGTCCATCGCATCAATTTGTTGTTGTGTGAATGCATATCGGCTTTTACCTGTAGTAGGTGCTTTACCTGCCTTAGTAGACGTTTGAGAAGCTTTAGTAGCTCCTTTCTTATTTAGTTGTTGTTCATAACGAGAGTAGAGAACTTGTGCTCCTTTAGTAGAATCATACGCTTGCTTCTTATCAGCAGGTAGTTTCTCCCACATCTTAGCTACGATGGCTAGACGTTTATCGACTTCTGTTACGGGAACTTCCCACGCAGCAGACAGTTCATACTTCTGTTCGTTAATCTCACGTTTGATAGCGTCCTGTTTAAGAGACTGTACCAACTCACGAGCTTCTTCCATAGGTAACCCGAAGGCTTTCTGAAAGTCACTCTTGAACTGTTCAAAGCGTGGACTACCTTCTTCAAACTCGTCTTCCTCACCTTCACCTTCTTCAGGGTCTTCTGGTAAATCACCTAAATCAGGTAGCTCCTCGTCACTTTCGTCAACAATCAAATCCTCACCTTCAAGTTCCTCGTCGGTTAAGTCCTCTGTTTTAGCAGGGGTAAGGCTTGGTGTAACGACAGTCGCTCGGTTACTAGTTGCCTGATATACCGTCTCATTGTTACTAGACGGGTTGTCCGCTTGGGTCTGCACTGATTCCTGTAGTTGCTCTGGCATTATCCATTGTCTCCATTTGTTGTTGAGTATCTAATCCGGGTGCTGATGTCGTACCTGACATTAATTGATTCATCATATCCATTCCACCATCTGCGCTAATCTGTTGTTGTAAGGCGTCTGCCATACCTACACTAGGTAGCTCTCCACTTTGAACAGCGTCTACTAACGGGTTCCCTGTGGTTGGTGTCGGGGCTATAGGTGCCTCTTGTTCTTGTTGAGGGTCCACTTTTTTAAGGTAGCGTTCAGGCTCATCAAACCCCCAATGATTTAGCAGGTCGGTAAGGAACATGTCCATATTTAACTTAGCTGCTACATCAGGTAATCCGCTCACGGCTTGCACAAACTCTAGACGGGCTTGCACGTACGCTTTACGTTCGATGATGTTATCACTACCGATTGGTCGTAACTTGACAGGTGAGTTAAAGTCAGTAGGCTCTAGTTCCCAGTAACCGTACTCATCTGCACCTTCCCCTGCTACCCTGACAGTTACAGGCTCCATCGTGTGTTGATGTACCATAGTGAATAGTTTAGCGAGGAATGGGATTAGTGCTGTCTCTTCGATGTGTTTGTGTACCGTAGATAGACGATTACCACCTGCATCTCTTACCGCTGCTACCTCTGTTGCTGTAACACGTTCACCACTTCTCTGTTGATTAGATGAGATGTAGTTACCTGTACCGAATGATTTGTCTACTGTTTGCTCAAGTAGTCCACCTTCTTGGTAAGTCACAGCCCACGATTGATTTTGTGATTGTAAAGGCATCAAGTCATTGTGGTCAGATACTTGAAGTACGCGCCCTGGTTCAGTGTACACATCATCAGGTTGTAGTACCCCATCACTACGTAACGTCCACATACCGTTAATTGACAACTCAAGGTTATCAAGACGTTGGTTAGTAATGATGTCTAGTTGATGTAGCAGACCTAACACTGGTTGAATGCCACCGAACCCATAAGGTGAGTGACCTGTCATAGAGTAGGTACCGATAATGAACGGCTTACCACACCAAAACGGAGAGCGCTCATAAGAGATTACCTTGCTACCCATCTACTGTTAACTTGTCTACGTGGTGTTACCGCTGCTAAATGGCCTTTCTTACGTGCGGGTTGACCTATCTCTGCTATAGCCGCTAAGGTGTCCAGTACGTCATCATGTTTACCACGAGGAAATAAGGTTAACTCATTACGGAACTCTTGGTTAGATGCTACAAATTCATGAGCAATCACCATGTTGTTCTCAAATAACGGTTGTAACCACGCTTCAATACGTGCCTTCTTATGTAGTTTGGCACTTGGTTTATAGTCTCTGATACCGATTAGTTTACCTGTACGTTTCATGTGTTCACGGATGACGTGTTCATATAGTTTAAACCCGCCTACCATTTCAACTGTAACATAGTTGAGGTGCCACTTCTCACACATTTCAAACAATCGTTCACATACCTCTGTCGGTGTGTACCTACCGTTATCAATATCCAGGATAATAAGCTCCTTAGCCTCGCTATAACCAGCTACCGTAAGCACCGTGAAGTCACTTGTGGAGTTAGTTGTAGCAGCAGGGTCAATAAATAACATCGGTTTTACACGTCTAGTAGGTTCTCCCACCTTGACCAATTCCCATTCATTAGCAGGGGTATGGTGTACGTTACGCGGGCTTATCCACTTTACCCTATCGAGTGTGAATATAGCGTCCTCAGGTGCAATAATTGTGTTGAGGTACTGTGAGGA